TCGCGGTCCCGGTCCAAACGAACGAATCGTTCAATCTCGGTCTTGAAAGCGGATACAGCCTTCTCACTGAGCAGGCCACCCCAGCGACAACCATCACCCTCGAGGGCGCGAACACCGGCAACAACGCGGTCATCGTCTACCACTCACTGGCCCGCTCGTGGCTCGGGTACTGGGACAACTGGCGCGTGAATGACTTCATCCCGACCGCGTTCTCGTCCATCGGCCAAGTCCTCATGTTCGCCGGGAATATCGACTCTCTCGGGAGTGGCGCGGGCCAGGTCTGGTCATTCAACGATTACCTCGAGAACACCCGGCTCTCTCCGGTCTCCAGTACTGCATATCTCGACGGCGGTTCGGCCTATCAATCCACGGTCATCACCAAGGCTTACAACCTGAACGAGCCGATCCCCGACAAGATCGGGTACAATGTCCAGTTCGCGCTCGACAACCCGTACACCGATTACACACCGAGTGTTGGTGTTTACTACGCGACTAACATGAGCGGCACGTTCACCGCTCTGGATAGCAGCCTGTCGGTGAGCAATAGCCAGAAGTTCCTCGCTGCGTACAACCTGATCAGCCGTGGTCGCTGGAACACGATCCAGTTCCTCGTTCAGACCAATGCGAGTACCGGCAAGCGGATGTGCCTCCAGTCCACGATACTCTCCGGGTTTGTAGATTCGATTCGCCCGCAGCAATGACGCCGCATCCCACAATCCTCGCAGCCGCCAAGCTCCTGCGGGAGAAGTGGCCCACTTGTTCCACATGGAACAATGACGAACTGCTCAACTGGATAGGAATTTTCAACGGAAAGAGGCAGATCGGGGTTATCTATGACGATAACGGTGAATGCGTTGGCGTGGGTGCCGTGCGCTTCATCAACTCGCTGGAGGAGTCGAAAGACATCTACGCGAACGATCCCGAGGGTCACATCGCTTGGATCGAGATGGTGGTGGCAACCAAGCCCATGGCGATTCAGACGCTCTGGATGGCCATGATGACGCGTTGCTCGGACAAAGTGACCAAGCTGGGCGGCAACAACATGCACACGGGCGTTTCCCGTTTGTACGATTTTCAGCGGTACTACAGACTCTTGATGAACAACAGGATTTGCTATGGGCGGAACATATAAAGCACCAGACTACGGAGCGGCGAACCGCGAAGCGGCCTTTGCCCAAGCAGAGGTTTTCCCGCTCATGCGGCAGATCGAGTCCGCATCCAGAATTGGTGGCAAATACACCTATCCTGTTTTCGACAAGACTGGTCAGCCCACGGGTGAATACCGTACCGCCGACTTTACTGGTGCTGGCGATGTCGATGTCACCAAAGCTGTAACTCAGGCTCTCAACGAGCTTGCTCCGGGTCAGGCTGCTCAACAGTTGGCCATTGCCCAGCAGTTCGGAACAGCGTTTGCAGAGCAGCGCAGGAAGGAGCTTGAAGCCGTTGATCCCACTCGTTACGGACTCTACGAGTCGTTCTTAAAAGGACTTGGAAAGCAGGCTCAAGCTCCTGGTCAGGCTGTTCCCGAAGCTCCCACCTACGAGCGTGTCGGTCTTCCGGTTTCCCCGCAGGACACGGGTGCCGCCGCTCAGATGCGTAGCGATCTTGAGCGTCAGGTAGCCGCCGGTCTCGCCCAGGCTGGCACTCTGGACCCGTCGCTCATGCGGGCCGCTCAGCAGGCCGTCAGGGCGCGGGGAACGGCCACCGGCAACGTCCTCGGCAATCTCCAAGCCTTCCGTGAGGCAAATGCGGTGGCTCAAGCCATCGCAAACGCGGATGTCCAGCGTCGCTCACAGGCTCTTGGCCTACTCCAGAGCGGTCAGACCACGAGCGATGTCGCCAATCGTCAGGCGCAGGAGTCGTTCCAGAACATCCTCGCGGCCACCGGACAGCGGAATACCGCGTTGCAGCAGAGCTTCGCCGGTCAGATGGCCGCTCAGCAGCAGCGTCAGAATGTGGGCCAGCAGAACATTGCCAACATCCAGTCCGCGCTCGGGTTGCAGCCTATCGTGTCGCAGGCCGCTCAGCTTGGTGCGCTCCAGCAGGGTGCATCTCCATTCGCTACTCCTCAGCTCATTCAGGGAATGCAGCAGGCGGGTCCGGGTCAGATCGCTCAGCTTGGCACCAGCTTCGCGCTACAGAACGCTCAGAATCAATTCCAGGCTTCGCAGGCCAACAGCCCTCTCGCAGTCTTCAAGGGAATCACCGAAGGCATCGGAAACCTCGGAAGCTCGTTCAGCGGTCTTGTGGGCTGCTACGTCGCCCGCGAGTGCATTCCCGATCAATGGGAGGCGTTCTTCTTCTGGAAAGAACTCGTTGGTCCGAAGTGGTTCAAGAGCCTCTACGACGCGAACGCCAAGTGGGTTGCGAACTGGATCAAGGACAAGCCTCGCCTCAAGAAGATCGTGGCCAACTGGATGTTGTCGAAGATCAAGCAACTGACCCATGGCTGAAACCACTGCCACAAAATTTGGTCCCGGTAACTATCCCGATCTTGCTCCTGGTGGTCAGTACGAGGGCGCACAGATTGGTACCGATCTAGGAGCGTGGGATCAGCCCGGAATCATTGTCGGTCAGCCTTTCGTCGATGACAGAGGGTTTACATACGACTGGAAAACAGGTGACTGGATTCAGCCTGCTCCAGAAGTCGAGCAACCTCCCACTACCGAGTACAAGCCCGTCGATCTTTCTCAACCGTTCACGCCTGCCATGCGTGAGCCGATGGCCGCTCCCACGGGCGTTCGGTTTAATCTCAAGCCTGAATTCGGACCCGTCACTCCATCCGGTTACGCGCAGCCTCCAGTCGATCCGCTGAGCTACTACCAAGGGCCAACCACAATGGCCAGCGGTGGAGGTGGAGGATTCGACAACCTCGGAGGTGGATTCAAGGGAACAACCACGCCGAGCGTTGGCATCATGCCGTCCACAACGCCTTCCGGTGGAGGGGCAACCACGACACCTTCTCCTGGGTTCACCTACAATCCGGGTCAGTACGATCCATCTACTGGAATCGGAGTCGTTTACACTCCCGGTCCTGATGAGCAGATCACACCGCAACCAACCACAAAGCCTACAAGCTCTCCTTGGTCATCAGCGGTTGTGCCCGGAGGCGGTGTAGGAGGATCAAATAAGCCTATTGGTCCAGATAATCCGCTGAGGCCAGACAGGCCAGGATCTGATCCATACACCGGAAGATTCTTCGACAAAGATGGTAACGAATGGGACTACGACAGGGGTGAATGGATTTATGCAAAACTTCCAGACACCCCACTGGTTGGCCCTCGCTTCGAGACCGAGCCGGTCACGGTGACCATTCCCGTCGAGCAGAAGCAGCCGACGACCACACCGGCCACCAAGACCGAGACGACTACCACTGCTCCAGCGGAGACAAAGCCGACCACGACGACATCTCCCATTCGTCAGACCAAGATCGAGGTCCCTCAGCGTCCCGTGGTTCAGATTCCGAAGCCCACGATCATGCCGGGAATCACGGCTCAGTACGAACCGTTCAACTTCAACGAGCCGCCGCCGAGCCAGCCGTTCAAAGAACCGATAACGGTCCCCGCTGACATCAACCGCAAAGTTCCGCCCTACAGGACTGGTTTCCAGTACATCAACTACGACCCGGAGGAGATCCTCGCTGCGGCGATGCGGAGCATGGGCGGTTCACGCGCCCGTCAGTCCATTGCCGAGGAAGCGCAGATCTTCAACAGAATGAGGAACCGATAATTTATGGCCACCAAAGCAGAAGACATCAGGACGGAACTCGAAGAAAAAGCAAAGCAACGGGTGAACCCGTTGTTGATGGGCCTGTCCATGCTCACCGGGGGTATTGCCGGTGAGTTCACTGGGACCAATGAGCAGATCAGACAACAACGCAGGGCAAGGGCCGCTCTGCTTGAAGATCAGCAGCGCAATTTGCAGGAGGAGCGAATCTCTGAACGCATGAGGCTTCAACGTCAGCTCATGCTGGAGGAAGACTTAAAGCGAGCAGAGGCTGCAAGACAGGCTGCAACTCTTGGTGAGACCCGTAGGCTTCAGGGAGAAACCATGGTTGCTCGTGGAGAAGATGCGACCATGATGGGTCCGCTAGATCCAGAAACTGCCCTTGGTGTTACGCGTGCCAAAGCTGCCATTGCCAAGGCCGAGTATGATCGCATCCGTCAGCTTGAAGGTCGTCGAGATGAGATGACCGGATATTTGTCCGCTCAAGGTGTCCAGACCGGGGAGCCTGATATCGAAACGCTCGCATTCCTCGAGTCTCAACAGAAGGCCAGAGAGGACATCAAGAAGGCGAAGAAGGATGTCACGATGCAGCTTACCACCAAGAGCGGAAGCACCGTCTACGGAACCTACGATGAGTTGGCCAGCCGGTTCCCGGATGAGGTTAAGAACATCAGTGTTGCGAAGGAAAAGGTCCCTGGGATGTCCACTCGCATGACTACTGATGAGTTTGGAACTCGATCTATAGTTCACGAGTTTGGTGGTGATATCACCCCTGAACAGGCCAAGGAATACGTCGAAAAATATCAAAACGTCTTCGGCACAAAGAAACAGGGAGAACCGGAAGGCGGACAGAAAAGTTTTGGAAAAGCCCCTCCCGCTGCCCCCGGTGCCCCTCAAGTGAGCCGGTTCGGTGGAACTCGAGCCGCTACCGCACCAACGGTTGCGACTCA